ATTTACATTTATCTATATAATTATCTAATGATGTTATTATTTCACCTTTACTTTGATCTTTATTTATAATAATTCCAAGTTTCCTAAATAAATTAATAATATCTTTCTTTGAATGTGATTTATCTACAAACATATTATATTAATACTTATATATTATTTTTTTAATTTAAACTTGTCAAAAATTATAAAATCTATATTATATATAAATGCCATACTTAAAAGGTGAATTAAAAGGACAACTTAAAACACCAGAAATAAGAAAACTTATAAAAGCACATAATGTACTTGTTAGTATTAAAATACCAAAAGGAGCAACTAGGGATGATATAATTGCTCTTGTTGAAAAAAATGGTTATGTTATAGATCATGATAAACAAGCACTTATACCTAAGGTTGAAATGAAAAGAAAACCTAAGGTTGATATGAAAAAAGCAGATAAAATATTACCTAAACCTAAATCTGCTGAAGAAAAAGCAGAAGCAAAGAAAGTAAGAGATATGAAGAAAAAAGAAAAAGAAGATAAAATAAAAGCAGAAGGTATTAAACAAGGTGCAGCAATTCAAAGAGTTTTAAAAAAAAAGAAATAATTTAATATTATTTAAAAAAAAGAATAATCTTAGATATATTATATAATGGATAATAAATTTGGAAACCCCCTTGAAAGAAAAATTGATACACTTGATATTGATGATGATCTTAAAAACTATCTTAAGTTTCTACCAGATACTTTTAAACAACAATACATTTTTTATAAATGTGGTGTAGGTCATAATCATGATAAAGCATTTCATAGAGCAGTTAAAGAAACATTTGAAATTAATGTTGAAAATTCATTTAGAATTATTGATGTTATTAATAATAAAAACTTAGATAATAATGAAAAGTTTGATTTAATTAAGGACTTAATATTCCTCTAATATGTGTCTTCTATGTTTTCTACTAACTGGGTCTCTTATCATTACATATTTTGATTTACTTGTACTTAATAAACTTAAATATTTATCAAAACTTTTTGACCATACTTTATCTTTATAATATATATAATAATCATCTATACTTATTATACCTTCTTTATCATATGTTGGATATTCTAAATCTAAATAAGTTTTAGTATCTATATTATTTGGTTTTCTATTAACTGGTGGTTCATTTAAATATTTCTTTCTATCATATGTATTATCTAAATTACCATATTCTACTGCTTTATCATGATCTAAACTTTTAACCATTATAGCATATCTATATCCATTATACTTATATTTTTCATTTTTACTATGAAAAGGATTTTGCATTTTAAATTATAGAAATATATTATTTATGTATTTTAAACTTATGCATTTTCTTTAACATATACAGAAAGTCCAACATTAGCAACATCATGTCCTAATACTTTACTATCTTTCTGCATTTCCTTTTTCATATCACCATATTTACCAGTTAAATATGATTTCCTTAATAGTGTTGTTGATACTGATTTATTTAAATATTCCTTGCTATATTTTGATAATAACTTAGATAATTCAATTCTTGTTAATGGTTTACCAGTTCCAGTTTTAAACAATACACCCATGCCATTTACTTTAATAAAATATCTTAATGCTTTCTTAATATTTGGATCATCAATAGGTAAATCTAATTCTTCATATTTCTTACTTGTTTTATATTTATTTAGTACAAAAAACATTTTGTCTTTTGATACTACTAAATAATTGTTTTCCTTTTTTTCTGTATCACTTAACTTATTATAATCCCTTTTATTTATTGCAATCATTCCTGCTACATCATTCCTCATAGGCATCTTATGATATATAGTAAATATAGTATATGCTTGTAATAGTGCTTTATCTTTTTTTGCCCATTTATCATAATCAGTTTTCTTTAATGGTTTTAATTTTTGTTCCATACTTTGTATCATACCTTGTATTTCATCACTATCAGCAAAGTTTTGATTTTGTTTTTCACTTATAAATTCACCAGTTTTATTTTCTGTTTCATATTGTGTATTTAACTTATCTCTTTGTTCACCATATTGTTTTATAAGATCATCATATTTTTCATCATGATTTAATGCCATTAATAATACAATAATAGCATTTAATATATTCCTTTGACTTAAATATTTAATGTCTGCTATTTTATCCATTACATCTTTAGGTTTTTTTAAAAAGTCATAATCTTCACTATCAAATAACTTTTTTAACTTTTTTAAATTAATCTCATACTGCTTTATAGTATTAGATTTAATATTAGGTCTTGCTTTAGCAATATCTTCAACTGGATTTTTTACTACAATTGACATATTTATAATATAATATTAGATTTTATTTTTAAATTAAAAAAATAATTTAATCACATTTACAATCAATACTATGTTTTATAGCACTTATCATACCTTCATACTTTTGTATTTGTGCTTTTAACCTTAGTATTTCAATATCTTTTTCTTTATCTATTTTATAAAAACTTAACCAATTTAAAAACCAATACATTTATTAATATGTATGATTTATATTTTAAAATATTTATAAAAAAAATTATTATGAAGTTGTCTTAATTTATGCAAAATAACAATTTGCCATTCCATTTTCAATAGTAAGAACCTTAAGCAATTCAAGATAGACCCTAAGGGTGTAAGTTTCAGCACCAAGACCAGGATTTTTGTAAGTAAGATCCATACCCTTATTATTAACCCTTTGACCTTTATTAGGTTTAATAGCAGTCCAATTGAATAATCCACCAAGTCCAACAGCACCACTATTTTGTGCATGTCCTTCAAATGTTTCAGTAGTAAGTGCTGATACACCACTAGTTTTCCATTCATCCCTAGTAATCATAGGAACCATACCTTCTGCTTGCTGTGTAGTATGGAATAATAGTGCTGGATTAGACCTATCAACATTAAATTCAAATAAATCATTATATAGTAAATTGACAGCAAGGTTCTGTGCTACAACACTATCTTTACCAGTTACACCATTAAGTAAAGATACTGGTGTAAAGTTTTCATTACTTTGTAAAGCAAAGAATACCTTAGATACAAGGCGACCATTTCCACCAAGTTGTAATTTAAGATCACTAAAAGCATCTTGGTCTCCAGTTCTTTTAGCAAGGCGGTAATCTACATACTGGAATGTAAGTTTAGGATTTTGTTGAGCATATTTTTGCATAATATCACCATCATATGTAATACTATCATAGATAAGTTTAACTTCACTTTGGTCAATATCATATTCAACTTGATTACTTGCAGCATCACTATTTGCAACACACATTCTGCGAGATAGATTAGCAGCATTTAATGAACTTACTTTATCAGTAAATGTAATATCAATATGTACTTCTTGATCTAACATAAAGCAAGGTAGTTGATTAAATTTAAGGAATGGAAACAAATCACTAAGATAAACTGAATATACTGGAGCATCAGCAATAGTTTGAGCACTTGTAGCATCATGATGCTGGAATGGTAATAGTTGGAATGTTCCAACACCACCAGCAGCAGCAACTACTGGATTTCTACCAGTTGATAATCCAACCTTTTTAGCAGAGTTAGGTGGTTTGTCAGTTGTATTAGCAGTTCTGTCATCATAAATAGGTTGGTGATTAATACACCGCTGACTTAAAAATTGTTCCCTTTCTACATTATTTTCATTTGTTATAAACATAGATTGATACTGGTGGAAATGACTATAATCATCTACAGAGCAGACAACTTGATTTCCAATAAGTAATTGTGCAGATTGGATAAGATTAGATACACCAATATTAAGTGGATAGAAAGCAGTACTAGTAGTTAATGGTGTTACACCAAGAGTAATTTTACTATCACTATGGAGAAAACCAGCAACTCGCTGTAAGGTAAACCTACACCTTTCTTGTGAAAAGGTTACTGGATCAATTACATCAGTATGTAACATTTGTCCATAAGAAGATGGAATAGCACCAATCTTAATTAGGTCTGGAATGCGATCACTTGAAACTTCAGCATCTTTAACATCAGTCATTTTTATATATTATATATATATAAATATTTAAATTAAATAATAAAAAAAAATATATTACATAGAAAATTA